CGGGGTTATAAAAAAACAGATAAAGGTTGTATCAAAGGACCTTATAGAGTATGAAGAACTCAAACAGAAATTGGTCGGGATAGGTTATTATGTAGACAATATCATTAAACAAATTGATAACCCTGCTGCAAGACGCATAAAATTCAAGGATGAACGCAAAATTACAGTTGGTATTTCACGTAAGGATATCATTAATTCACGGGGTAAAATTAAGAATGCGTTTTATAATTGTTTTGCGATGATATTAAGATTTCCATATCAAGGTAAATACAAAGAGATACACGTGAAGGTATTTAATACTGGAAAATTAGAGATACCTGGAATTGTAAATGTAGAGATTCTAGATATAGTAAAGGTAATGATACTAAAAATATTGGAACCTCATTTAACAAAGCCCGTTTTGTTTATAGAAAATGAGAACGAAGATGATGACAATGTATTAATAAATTCGAATTTCAACTGTGGGTTTTTCATAAATCGTGATAAACTTCATGCTATTTTGAGAAGCGGAAAATATGGAATTGAAGCTGCATATGACCCGTGTAGTTATCCAGGTGTAAAATGCAAATTCTATTTCAATAATGAATTGGGATTTAATAATGAAAAGCAAAACGGTAGAATAGAGTCAGGCGACCCTAACATGAAAATGAGCGAGCTCACTGATAATAAAAAATATACCGAAGTATCGTTTATGATTTTCAGGACTGGTAGTGGATTGATTGTAGGAAATTGTTCAGATAAGATCCTATTCTATATATTTGATTTTATAAAAAACATACTTGAAATTGAATATCCCAATATTAGGGTTCCTAATGAAATTCCTATAGTAAAAGATAAATCACTTAGACTAAAGAAACGAATTGCTATTGTCTCGGATGAGTATTATAAAGAGATCAGTGGCTAATCATCAACCATTTACACCATTGTTTCAAATTCAAACCCAAACTATTATTTATGTCGCGAATTTTATATATTTTTTGAATATCGAGATCGGTATATTTTTTCTTCTTTAACATCGAAGATATTTCACATAAGAATGATTCATATTCTGTATTATCCATTTTGCGAAGCTTGGCAATTTCTAGACAGTGCAATATAGTATCATAATCGACCCGAAAACAATTTATTATTGTCTGTTTTTTAATCGTTCTCATTTCACCAGACCATATTATACTGTCGGTTAATTTAGAAACCATTGCATATTTTACAGTTGGTTTTATATCATCAATTGGGGTTAGTTGATAAATAGTTTTACTATATAAAAATTGTATAGCATCCGTATAATTTAGAGCGGTGCGTATTTTAAGTGCCGAGTTGTCTTTAACTATTTTTAAAAATATTTAAAGATTTTATACTAGATTTAGTAATATGAATAATGAAGAATTAATAAATAAATTAAAAATATATGAAGAAAAAAATAAATTATTAGAAGAAGAACTATTTGACACCAAAGAACATCTTAAAAAATATACGGCACCTAGTTTTAAAAAACAATATTATCAGGAACACAAAGAAGAAATCAAACAAAAAGTTAAGGAGTATAAAGAGAAAACCAATTATGTAATCCCAAAAGAAGTTATTAAGGAAAGAAATAAAAGGGCATATATAAAAAAAAAAGACAAATTAGAAAAGGAAAAAATAGGAAATATTTAGGAAGAATTGTTTTTCAAAGAAAAGAACTTAAAGTTATTTTCTTTTGTATATGTATAATGGAATTGGAAGAAATCCCACCTGACCCACCTGAAAAGGAACAAGTTTATCGGATTATTAAATGTCCGTTGAAATGTGTATTAAAAAAGTATGATACATTACAACCTATTATTGAGAAAGCAGTTATGGATATCAATGAAATCGTTATTTTGTCTTATCAATTTATTCGGTTGTATTTATTGGAAAAATTCAACAACAATCAAACTTTACCCATTATCAATAAACAGTTTGTATTAGATGTAATCAAAACAATTGCTTCACCTACTTCTAAACGAGGACAAAAAGTAAAGGAAGAAAATATTAAAAATTCTTCTGGTAAAACCGATATGAAACAATTCTATAATGAAACATTTTCAAAATTAGTATCAAATAAACCTTCTTACACGAATAAAACTCATATTGTAGCAATAACTGCGAATGAAATGATTACTTGTATCAATACAAATATTTCAACTCATTTTGTAAAGCATTTATTCAAATACATCAATTGTTTATTCAAACAATCTAAATCAATAGAAATTAAACAAGAAAAAGACAAGGCAAAACGCAAAGAACTTTATAAAATTCTAAATAAAGAAATTCGTGATTTGAAAAGTGATTTGATAAACAATAAAATAGAACTATCCAAATCAGAATATCATAATTGGATTAGAGAAAATAAGGATTTTTTGTTTCCAAATAAAGTAAATAAATCAGTTGCTTATGATGTGAAATGTAATCCAGAAAAATACATTAAATATTCGTTTTACATCAATTCAAAAATAGAACAAATGGGCAAAAAACCTTATCAAGCAATACCACAGAGAAATAATATTGTTCCAAAACACATTACCTTAAACAGTAATGGAATTGCGGATTTGATTGATGATAAAAAACAAACTATATTCAATTATAACAAAAGTGCATTAGTATTACATGCAAATAAACATCAATCTCATATATGGAGTAAAATTTTAAAATTGGAAAAGAAAGATATTTTCAAACAGCAAGAATATGTTTTTTACAATCAAATTATTACAGATGGATTTAGTTGTTCTTTATTATTCATTTTGAAAAAATACAAAAATAAGGTATTTGGTGATAGATTACCAAGCGTAAAAGATGAAATGGAATTTACACGAGTTGAAGATTTATCAAAAGATAAATGTAATGAATATTTAACCGATAAATATAAGTTGGTTTCATTAGACCCCGGAAAAATTCGTCCTATTACTATGATTGATGAAAATAACAAATTTTTCAAATATACCGCTTGTAGAAGAAGAGTTGAAACATATACCAAGCGAAGTAATTATATTATTTTACAAGAAAAAAAGAAAAATGGTATTATTGAAAAAGAAACAGAATTATCACGTTTCAAATCAAATACTCTAATACCAGAGGAATATACAAAATTCATAGTTAAAAAAACCATATTGAATAATGAGTTAAAGGATTTTTATCAACAACCTTTGTTTCGTAAATTAGCTTTTCGTAGATTTATTAGAACAAAACAAAGTGAGGTAAAATTATTGAATGAAATTGAGAATACATATCTTAACAAAGAAGAAATAAAACAAGGTAAGAAACTACTAATATTACACGGCGATTATAGTAGAACAAGTCAAATGAAAGGGTGTATTCCCACACCTAATATTGGATTGAAAAAACTATTATTGTCTCGTTTTGATGTGGTAGATGTGAATGAATTCAATACCAGCAAATTGTATAACAAAACCAAAAGGGAAATGGAAAATGTAATTGTAAAAAGGAAAAAACACAGGAAACATCTCCACGAAATACTAACTCCAAAAGAGGAAACCAAATGCCGTATATTCGTGAATAGAGATGTAAATGCCTGTAAAAATATTTTATTACTCGGTAAATGTTATTTAGAAAGTCAAACAAGACCAGAAGAATTTACAAGAAAAGTAATCCTTGATAAAAAAGAAAAAGTTAAGAAACCACGAAAAAGTGGTAATAAATAGTTGTTTCATTAAGGTAGTAAATGAAATAACATTTGATGGGAATTTGCTTATCTACCATAAAGTAAGCAAATATTAAACCCATTACATAGAATTTAGTCTATTATCGTAAGATGATGGATATGCGTGTTTATTTTTTTGCCACACAACTCGGCACTTAAAATACGCACCGCTCTAAATTACCCATCATGTATTTAGATTTTTGCATCCTGTCTAAATACTCGAGAATTATATCCAAATATATAAACATATAATCCGAAGTTTCTTGGTCCATTTAACTATATACTCTATAAAGTATTTAAAGTGTATTTTAATAATATTAATTATAATGAGTTCAATTGTTGCAGCATCAACCACCGATAATGGTTATCGTCTTCCTGAAGTAGGCACACTATTACACGCTATGAAACTTGCAATTGTCGAGGATAAACCAGTTCTTATGGACTACTGGACTGGTTCTCTCGATAAGACTGCATTGATTGGTGTTAAAGAAGATAATGAGAAGTTACTTGTGAAAAGTGAAGAGGAATATACAAGTCCGATTGCCAAGATTTTCAAAGTAGGAAAGGAATATATTATAATGACTGAGAATTCTATATATCTTGTGGATTTAGCTATTCCAACCAAGAGAATTTCTTCCTAAAAAAATCCTAATGTAATGATACATAATATGTTATGTGTATTATTACAATATCTCAGATATTTTCTTTATCTGTTCGAGTGTCAAAGTATCAGGGAATACAATATCGAATTCAATTATCAAATTCCCGGTATTTGTATCGCGTTTCATTCCATAGTCAGCAATCGTTTTTTTGAAACCAGGTTTAATTATAAACGGACTAATATTATTTTTGAATGATAATGATTTATCGTTAATATGTTTGATATCAAATTCAAATCCACATAATGCTTCCTTTAATGTGATAGTTTTATTATAAATAAGATCCAACCCACGACGTTTAAATAATGTATCATTTGATATTTTAATATGAATTTTTATGTCCCCTCCTATTGTATTATTTATTGTATTTCCACTACCTTGAATTATAATAAATTCATGCTCGTCAATCCCAGCTGGAAGTGTAACATATAAACTGAATTTTTCATTAGTCCGTATATTATTAATCAAACTCCAACGTTCTAATTCAAGCGGAAAGCTACCACCTAAGTAGGCTTGGATTAGAGTTATACTAATTGTTGCGATAATAGGTGCAGGTTTATTTATTGTTTGAAAAAATTGACCCTGAAACGCATGCGAATTATTACTAAAAAATGATTTGAATATATCATTAACATCTCTAAATTGTACTTGGTTTGCACTACTCCCGTTCAATTGCGCGTTATAATTTTGTCTTTTTAATGAATCTGATAAAATCTCATTCGCCTCATTTACTTCTTGAAATTTAGCACTTGCTTTTGGATCTGTATTTCGGTCTGGATGAAATTGAAAAGCTAATTTTTTATATGCCTTTTTTATGGTTTCTTCGGATGCGTCGACTGATACCCCCAATATATCGTAATGTGTCATTTTTATACTATTCAAAACCCCTAATTTTTATATATATTTTTAGTGTAATATATATAAAAATTCACCGATACTAATATAATCAATGAAAGATATACCACAAACATTTATATCAAAATATAAACCTTATCGGATAGATGACTTCCAATCATCTAGTGAATTCTTATCTATTTTTAGGGCATTATTTACAATGGACGATTTAAATATACTTTTTGTAGGTGATACAAATTCAGGAAAAACTAGTTTTATATATGCAATTATAAGAGAATATTACGGCATCGCAAATGATAATCCACTACCAGAGAACAATATAATGTTTATTAATAATCTAAAGGAACAGGGTATTAATTTTTTCCGAACCGAAATGAAGACATTTTGTCGTTCTCACAGTTCCATTTATGGAAAGAAGAAGATGATACTAATAGATGATATGGATAGCATAAACGAACAAAGTCAACAAGTATTCCGTAACTATATAGACAAATATAAACGGAATGTAAATTTCATATTTACATGTGCAAATACTCAGAAGATAATTGAAAGTATACAATCCCGCATTCATATATTGTATATAAAATCATTGAATCGGTCACAAATCCATGCTATAACAGACAGAATTATTGAAAACGAATCTATAAACATTGACGAACCAGCAAAGGAATATATTTTAAGGATTTCAGATGATGTAATACGCAATGTTATAAACAACTTGGAAAAGGTATATATATATAGTCTTGGTAAAACAGAGAGTGTGTCTATTGAGATCTGCAAACAATTATGTTCTAATATATCGTTACAGCAATTTGAAGCATACATAGAGTCGTTTCATGAGGGTGATATATCAAAATCTATAAAAATATTATATAATATACACGATTATGGGTATTCAGTTATTGATATATTGAATTATTTTTTTATTTTTATAAAAGTCACTGATCTACTAGATGAAACACAAAAGTATAAAATAATACCCATCATTTGTAAATACATCACTATTTTTAATAAAATACACGAGAACATAATTGAACTTGCTTTGTTCACAAATGAAATTTCTAAACAATTCCAAAATGTGTAATAAAGCTAATGTCAAACTAATGTATAGGATGTCAAATAAATTATTTTGTAAAAAAATAGATATTCAAATATTACGTAGTTTTTTTGACAAAATTTCTTATGAAAAACACAGCAGTTATACGATAGATTATAATGCATACAAAAAGATGATATTTCATGATTTATATCCAATATTTTGTGATTTTGTCAAATCACATTATTATAAGTCAAAGCACTTTTACATAGACCGCGAATTAACTTACAATACATTTACTACGATAATACGCCAGATTTGCAATTATAATTGTATAAGATATACATCTACGATACGATATGTGGAATCTATTTATCACAATGAATATACCATTTTTATGGAAGATATCTGTTCGAACCCCCATAAAAATATACAAAGTTAATGTATATCATGCTTAAATCAAAAGATATTATTCATTCAGGATTCGCGATTGCTTTAATTCTATTATCTAGTTATGTCGGTAATCGTTTTCGTCAAAGTTTTGGGGAGAGAACAAATGATGAATATGATTTAATAAAAAAATACTTGTTGAATGAATCGCCGTTATATGGAATGAACAAACCGAAAATATGGATTCATACGAAATATGATATCAATGCGAGAAATTGGAAAGAATCGCATGCCCGTAATACTCATAATTTGAATCAACCGTATTTACATTTGACAATTCAATCCATTATTGATCATTGTGGCGATGATTTTCATGTTTGTCTTATAGATGATAAGACATTTAGTAATTTAATACCTGGATGGGAAGTTGATGTTTCCATTCTAGCCGAACCGATGAAATCTCAGATACGTGAATTGGCTCTAGCACAGTTAGTTTATATATATGGGGGTATGCTAGTGCCAAATTCATTTATATGTACTAAAAATCTAAAGAGTATTTACGCAGATGGACTATACGGTGGTATTCCATTTGTATGTGAGACAATTAATCGGACTGCTAATTTATTAGAGCAGAAACAGAAGACATTATTCATTCCTGATTTATATTTTATGGGAGCTAAACGTGAAGATGCGACTATGTATGAATTAGTGGAATATCTGAAGTCTCGTAACAAATCATTGCATTCGTCATTCGAACCCACTTTCTTAGGTGAGAGTAATCAATGGTGTTTAGATTCCATACGTTCGAAAAGAATGAATCTTATCGGTGGCGAGAGGATCGGTATTAAAACAAAGGGAGGCAAGCAGATACTTTTAGAAGATCTAATGGAAGAAAAGGACTTGGATTTATCAACAGATTGCTGTGGAGTTTATATACCAGCTGACGAGGTATTACGGCGAACAAAATACAATTGGTTAGCATTTATTTCAAAATATGAATTACTAAAATCAGATATTGCAATCTCTAGGTATATTGGTATGACATCAGCGTATCGTCCAAGTATTATACCGAGCGCAGTTTCCTTATAACACAAAAACCTGGAAAATTGATTCATAATATATCAAAAGAAATAAAGGACATCTAACCATCATCATTCTAATAACTAAAACCAAAACTAAAACAATGAACTGCAAAATGAACATTTTCATCCCTTATATCTTCACCACCATTGGTGAAGATAAAATCAAACACGTCATCGAGAATCAAGAACTGCTCGGAACAGTTGAAAAAATTGATATAATTGAGAAGTTTGACGGCAAGACTGGCAAACCATTCAATTTAGCATATGTCCATATGTCTACTTGGAATCATACCCAAAACGCTGTTGATACAATCAATGAGATTAAAAATAACGGTAAGAAAATCGTATATTACACTCAAAACCAAAAAGGACCATATTGGTCACTAGTTGAGAGCACTTATAAAAATAAAAAACATAATATGGTAAGCTCGGAATTTCCTCCTCCACTAAAATTGGTTCGTCATAAACGAATTTCACAATTGATTCATGAATTTGATGATTTTGATTCATGCCCTTGCAACAGCCCCGTCTACAATGCAAATATCATGCCAACCGCAATTAATCTTACTTCGATATTTGATTCCGCATTTGATTCCGAATTCGAGAATGAGTTTGAACCTGAACTTGAAACCGATGGACTTGTACACGAGAGTTATGTAGTAAAACTTGAGACCGAGATTGAAACATTGCGTCATATCATTCATGACATGCATAATACTATGCTTGAAGATACCTATGGGTGTGGCGTTTAACTGATGAAATATGAAATATGAAATATGAAAATTAAAAAAATAAGAAAAAAAAATAAAACACTGAAGAGTGTGATGGATTTACTAAATTCATCTTTTTTTTTCTTTTGTATAAAACGAAACAACTTAAAGTTGTCTCATTTTACATATTCAAGGATAAATGAGTGAAGATGACTTACATAGTGTAGTTGATCGATTAAATATCAAATATACTAATGATCCATATATGTTAACCAGACTCACTAGTTTTATACACAATCAACTACCTAATATAATGGAATCTATTGATTTACAACGTCAACAGCGAGTGGTTCGTATAGAAACTCTGAATGTAGAATTTGATTCATTTATAAAATCATTTATGACAAATAATAAATATTTTTACGTTTCATCAACTGAGAAATTCTTTTACTATGATGGTTTGCATTACAAGTTATACAGTGAGGATGGTATTCTGTATCATATTTTAACATCCATTACAAATGACAGAAATCTCATGTCATGGAAATATAAGACCAAGGTATCTATAATGAAGCGCATTAAAGATAATCCTCTATTGTCGTCTGTTCCCGAATCTGATACGATCCAAAACGTAATCATGTCATTATATCCAACGTTTTTTTCGAGCAAGACAGCAGTTAAGTATTTTTTAACCATATTAGGCGACAATATATTAAAAAAAAGGACAGATTTGATACATTTATTACCAGCATATGCAAAATCATTCATTAGAGAATTGAATAACTTTTGCCAGATACATATCGGAGTCAATTTAATGCAATCATTCCGTTTGAAATATCATGAACATGAATATACGAATTGTAGATTGGTATATATGCATGAAACTGTGAAGTATGAAAATATATGGAGAAATTTATTCGAAGAAATTGGCATTGACATTATTTCGGTTGCAGTACATTATTCAACACGATACGATTCATCAGATGAATATATTTTAAATAATCAAGATACTGTATTACAATCATACGTTTCGTATTTATCGACAAGAACAGTTACCGATTTAGTGAATGGATTTTTAGGGAAATACATAGTGCACGATAAGACCTATGGCGATACCATAACATGGAAGAATCTTCAATATTTATGGAAACATTTTTTGAATGCAAATAAACTTCCAATGGTATTATTTCAAACGCCACTTAAAAATGAAGTTATTAGATCTCTCGGAGAAAATTATATCGAATCGAGTGATACATTCCAATGTATTTTCAGTAAATATTTACCAGATATTCAACGATTTATAAAATTCTGGGACGAAACAATGGTTGAGGATGATTCTGAATCGGGTCTTGAATTAGAGGAAATTCGTTCCTTATATAATAAATGGGGATCGCATAGTATTAGTGACGAACAGATTATAGACTTAATACAGTATTTTTATCCGAATGTAAATATAGAAAATGAAAAATATATTCAGGATACAAGATGCTCGCTATGGAACAAAAAGAAACATCTTGCGTCGGTTTTCACATATATTCGTAAAGAATGGAGTGATAAAAGTTCCGATTTAACAGTATATGACGCATATTTGTTTTACTGTAAGCGCTATAAAAAACGTAAAATATCCGAATCTATATCTGGACTTATAGTTCACAAATCATATTTTGAGAATTATGTAAATCATAATCTATCGGCATATATTATCGAACCTGGAGTCATATCAAAATCATGGTTTACTATAATAGTGCCCTTGGATATTTACACCCTTGAATAATTTACCTATACATGTATCGGATATTTTTTTTACAAATTCGATATCGGATGTGATTTACATATTCCAAATGTTCTTCTATGCCATTGTGTAATTCCATATTCCTTTATACCATTCATATGTTTGACTGTACCATAACCCATATTTTCATGAAGTGAATATCTGGTTTTTAACAGCGGAACTTTTTCGCATAGATCTAGAATATATTCATCATGGGCATTTTTAGCCAAAATCGATGCGGCAGCGATGAACGAATATGTTGTATCGCCTTTTTCAATAGTAACGCTCGGGATTTCGCGGAGTGTTTCTGTTATATTATCAAATATGGTATAAGGTGGGAAATCATTGCCATCTATGACCAACTGAACGCCAATTCCATTTGAATTCATATCGTTCAACACTTGGTGTATAGAGTTACGCATGCTTTTCAATACAGCTTGTCTTATATTGATTTCATCAATAACCGATGCTTCTATAAAATCAATGTGCCATGCTACGGCGTGTTCTTTAATATAATCGGATAATTCTCGCATTTTTATTCGCGATTTTATTTTTTTACTATCTTTCATCCAATCATGATGAAATGCTACATCTTTAGGTAGAATAACTGCGGCGGTATATACACGACCGAACATAGGACCGCGAGCACATTCATCAACCCCGATTTCATATTCATTGGATGGGTCATATATCGGAATAAGAGACATTTTTTTTATTTACGTATAATATATACGTAATGTTTAATTTCAATTTTAAACTAAAATTAACACCTGTATGGTTATTATTAATACTATTATCAGCTTTAGTGATTGCTGTAATTTATGGCGTAAACACATATAAAGAAGGGATGGTTACATTCAAACGAGACGACGATGTATTACGAAGTATCGTAGTAGAATGGTATCAAAATCCACTTTATAAATTATACGACAATAACTTTTTAGATATAGTAAATGGTAATTTAATTCGTGTATATGAAGATGATGCTGGTTCTATAATTAAGTATACGATTACCGAGCGTAATGGCGTGACTACTGATTATAGTAGTGGTTTTAAAGCTACGATTAAGAAAAATATGATAAATGCGGTGAAACCATGGACTGTATCTAATTACGACAACTATGGATATAATAATGTTACGAATAATACACTTGTATACATGCCTTGGGGGGATGATACATTTATTCGTTCTATTAGCAATACGAATACATCCTTTTATATTGGAGGATGTACAGCAGGTGATGATAATTGTAGCAGATATTCCAGTGAACATCCCGATATTTCTCTAACAACTCCAATAGTTGAACCTATATTAGGTGAAGTTCCAGAAACACATAAGTCACTAGTTACTTATATAACTACGAAAACCAATAAGATAACCGATGGGGTATATTACGATCTTAGTGGTTGCATTTATGTGTTTACTCATGTAGATACAGCCGTTCCTATAGTTACGGTGCCTGATGTAGCCGTTCCGAATACACCCGTTCCTGTTGCTGTGATTCCGAATACACCCGTTCCTACAGTTAGGGTGCCTGATGTAGCCGTTCCGAATACAGCCGTTCCTACAGTTACAGTGCCTAATGTAGCGGTTCCGAATACAGCCGTTCCTACAATTACAGTGCCTAATGTAGCGGTTCCTTCTACTGTTTCTGATATCATAGGAACACAATCCACGACTATGCTTAAAGACCCATTTTCTCTAATGGAGGGACTTGAGAATAAGGGTAAATCATTACAGATAATGATGTATAAGAGAGATGGGGATGGTGTAGGAAGTGTAATTGATGTGAAACCGGTTCTAACATTGACTGATATTAGCACGTTCAAGCCATGGTCCCTTAGTGTAAATACAGCAAAGAGTATATTGTTTTTTCCTAGAAAAACAAACACTTTTGTCGCTGTCATTAATAAATCTGGCACTAAATACACCGTAGAAGCAACTTCCATGTATACACCGTCAGAAAAATTGACAGTTGCTCCGGTTTCTAATGCACCACCGATAACTGTTGAAGATAAAGTTCCAGATAAAGTTCCAGATAAAGTTCCAGATAAAGTTCCAGATAAACATACTTCATTGTCGTATGATGATTATATCTTGAAAACTCAAGTTGTGCCACCAGTTTGCCCTGCTTGCCCTGCTTACCCAGGAACATGTTCTTTTAGCGGCAGTTCAGGGGGACTGAATAGTTCAAATTCATCTGCAGTATCAAATTATGGTGCGACAGGATTAGGTAAGGATGTAATCGCCGGCGGTGTTGGTGTAGGTAAGAATATAGTTTCAGGTGGTGTTGATATAGGTAAGGGTGTAATCGCAGGCGGGGTTGATGTAGGTAAGGATGCGATTGCAGGCGGTGTTGGTCTAAGTAAGGATGCGATTGTAGGCGGTGTTGGTCTAGGTAAGGATGCGATTTCAGGTGGAATTGGTCTTGTAAAGAATGTAGTTTCAGGAGGTGTTGGATTGGCTAAGGATACTGTTTCGGGAGGTGTTGGATTGGCTAAGGATACTGTTTCAGGAGGTGTTGGATTGGCTAAAGATACTGTTTCAGGAGGTGTTGGATTGGCTAAGGATACTGTTTCAGGAGGTGTTGGATTGGCTAGAGATACTGTTTCAGGAATTGGTGGGTTAGCGACTGGTTCAGGTAATAGAGTTGGTGGTTCAGGTAGTAGAAATAATAATTACAAAACTAAAAATGATGTATATACATACAATGGTGCATTAACAAATAAAGAATCCACAAATTACATTCCGTTGACTGCTGATTTCAGTGCGTTCAGTAGATAAAATAACTCATTCGTTCAAATTAATATAAAAATTAATGTTCTCTATATAGTATGGATAACATTAACACGATATTGGATAGAGAAGAAACTGCAGATAAAATAAGAAATATATTAAATAATTTTGATGTGAATTGTAAAAATATAAACTTTGCTAAGGGCATATATGTATACGGTGCTCCAGGTTCAGGAAAGACGGAGTTTATTACTAAAATATTAGAAGGGATGAACTACGATATTATCCGTTATGATGCAGGTGACGTACGTAATACATCTTTAATTGATACAATTACAAGTAATAATATATCATCCCGCAATGTTCTCCATATGATGAAGAAAACAGTTAAAAAAATAATAATCGTAATGGATGAAATTGATGGTATGAATAGTGGTGACAAAGGTGGTATTACATCCCTGATTAAATTGATCCGTCAGAAGAAAACAAAAAAACAAAAATTAGAAGATGTAACTATGAATCCTATAATATGTATTGGTAATTATTTTATGGATAAAAAAATTAAGGAGTTGATGAAGGTATGTAACGTATTTGAACTGAAAACTCCAACGAAATGTCAAATATCAATCCTATTGAATGATGTAATCCCAAATAATGTCATGTTGAAAGATACAATTCTGGGATATATACAAGGAGATTTGAGAAAATTACAATTTATGCAAAAATTAAAGACAACACATCCCGAGTTATTAACCGAAGACCTATGTAATAATATATTGCATATGAAGTCGTACAATGAAGATTCTAAAAAAATTACCAAACATTTGATAAACCAACCGATGTGTTTAGACGACCATGCCAAATTTATTAATGAGACTGATCGGACAACTGTTGCATTATTATGGCATGAGAATATAATTGACGCTATAATTAAAAACAAACCAGAGGAAACATATCCATTTTATCTGAAGATACTAGACAATATGTGTTTTTCTGATTATATAGACCGTATAACATTTCAAAATCAGATTTGGCAATTTAATGAGATGAGTTCATTGATCAAAACATTTTACAATAACAAAATATATCATGAGACGTTTCCGGCAAACGTGAATACTTTCAATCCTAGTGAAGTTCGTTTCACAAAGGTTCTCACAAAGTATTCGACGGAGTATAATAACCAACAATTCATTTATTATATGTGTCAAGACCTAGATATGGATCGTAAAGATTTAATTTCATTTTTTCAGGAATTGCGAACATTTTATGGTAATGATTTCCAATCACATACAGATATTTTAAATCAAGTGGAATGTTTATTTATGAATCACAATGTAACAAAACTTGATATAAAACGAATTTACAGATATCTCGACAAAAATGTAAAAAAAATAATACAAGACGATGAAAGTGTAATAAATGAATAAATTTTTTATTTGTTAAATATCAAATAAAAAAAAACATTATAGCAAATGTAAATTTATCAAATGTGTATATGTATTTCTGGGTCAGATTTATTTTTTTCGTTGAATATTAACGGATAAAATGGCGTAGGTATAATTGTATTATTTTTACGTAACATATATATTTCACTACGTAGTTCTAGTTCAATAATTGCACTTTGTTTCAATTTAAATTCCATTTCTGATATTGTCATATTTAGTTTTTGAATACTAATAGAAGGTTGAATAATCGGTTCTGAAAACGTTACTATTTTTTCCTCCGATTTTACAATTGCTTCCAATTCTATATTTCGGTCCGTTAATAGTTTCATATTACTACGAAGTCCATTTATAAGTTCTATAATCTGGGTTGCATCCAATACGACAGGTTCTTTTCCAGGTTGCTGCATGATAACTTGTAATGGAGGTTGTTGCACGTTTTTTCGCTGATTTTCTATTTCCGATGTCTGTTTTATTACATCTGGTTTCATACTAGGTACGCCTGGACTGTATTTACTTATTTTGTCATCAATATCCTTTAGAAAAAAACGCTTAATTTTTGCCTCATCTGTGAACCGTATAAACATATCAACTGTTTTTTCGGACTCTTTCGCATATATATTATCATTGTTATCGAGTAGTTTGCGTTTATCAAATGTATTATGTTCGTGCGGAAAAACTAATATTGTCTTCATCGGATCTAACTGCACGAATGGTATTGTATATTCTTTTAGAAATTCACGTTCTTCTGCAAGACATGCAGTTTCATTGTATCGTGTTTGATTTAATAATTCTCGCTTGAATGCAAATGTTCCAGCAGTAGCATGATTCGGACCATACGGACCAAACTGGTACATTTTTTGAATGTGTTTGAAATATAAATATATTTCACTGGAACCAGCACATAGCGCATTTGTATTTGAATTTAGAACTTCTACAGCATGTTCTACACGTTCGGGAGGATAATAGTCGTCATCATCCATATACACAATAATAGAACCTTTGCATTTTTCATGCATAAGATTACGTTTTGCACCCAGCGTAATCTTTTCAGGTAATTCATAATACCGAATTTGAGGTATTTTTGCACCATTTATTAAATCTTTCACTTTATCTGTTCCGTCATCAATAATAATCCATTCCATGCGGTCCTTTGGATATGTCTGATTTCGAAAACACTCTAACATAATTGGTATGAATGGTCTGCGATTAAATGTGGGAGTACATACTGAAACAAATGGCAAATTATGCTTTCCCATATTATTATTACTATATCTATAATATTTTCTAAACTCTTTTTAGTCATATTTTATACTATTCATGAATTTTAAAAAGAACCATGTAACGGTTTCATTACCCGATAATAAAGTTACAATTAATAGAGAAAAAGATGAAATTGAAATTGTACGGGTTATTTCGCTAGATAAAGATAGCGATTGTATAATATTATATACAGATATAGGTATAAGTGTTACTAAATATAAATTTTTTACAATTACATTAACTATTAGGTTATTTATAATTTCTAAAATCAATTGCGACAAATTACCGTCTCCACACCTATATACTTGTTTATCTATTAATTTTTTTTCGATATCATCCATTGTTTTGAATATATCCATTCCGTTTTCGTCACTTTGTGTCATACTTCCCATACACACGTAAAATACTATCAATGATATAGTCAATTTACCTAGTGGTAAAAGCATTAAACATAATCCGAAAACAATAAACCATAATAACAATGCAGGAATCTCTGTTACGGGAAGAGGGTTTCTAAAATCTACACAGATTTGTATAACATTCATAATTACACATCCGAAAACAATCAATATCATTATAATATTATCTTCTGCATATTTTTTTACAATTTTTTTTTTTGATTTTTTCCCACTTCCATATGTCGTGATTGGATCTAGAACAGACATACCCATATCTATGAAATATCTTGCTATACCATATTGTATAAACCAATAAGATATAAATAAAGAAATCCCAAATAATAACGGTTGATATGGAATAGATCCTAATAATTTACTTACAATTGACATGAATCTTATAAATATATTTACTGGTGATACTGCACATTTCAATGGAAATGCAATAGTTGGTAAATTATTAATCCATTCGTTTATTCTTTCGAATAATGCTTTTGTGTTTGCTGTTGAAGTTGATGTTGAAGAGGTTGCAAATGAAAAATATAAATTATACGCAATAAATATTCCAATGGAAGATGTTATTATTTTATTGAACATTTCAGCTACACGTTTTTTATCTTCGTAGAGTTTTTTATTTGTGTCATATTCTTTTTTCGCACTTGCATTATTAGGTATTGTTCCTGGTAAATTCGGCTGTTTTCCGATAGATATTTGAAAAATAATATAAGCAAATATATCAAATGAAACATTATATGTAAAGTTTGATGTATATCGCAAAAATTTAGAATATTTATTATTGGGTTCAGTAGTCATACCCTCTATTATATCTTCATCTATGGTTTCATCTATGGTTTCATCTATGGTTTCATCTATGGTTTCAGGGATAGAAACCTCCCTAGTTATAGAATCGTAAATACTTTCTAAAAATGGTAATTTAGTGAATCCTTTTTTCTTATTTTGTAAACATTTCATTTTATTTACCATTTCATCAACCTCTTCAAATCCTTCTTGGATAACTACATTTTCTGCTATAGTTTCTTTTTTTTGACTCAGATCTATTTTTTTGTTCCATTTTGTTTCATTCTCCATTTATTATATGATGTGATATTTTACTAGATTATCTAGCGAACATTAATCCACATTGTCCAGATATAAACGAGAGAACATTAAACCGTTCTTCAAATACAGTTAAATTGTAATTATATTCAAATAGTCTCCAATTTTGTTTATTGGTTCCGATTGCATTCCCATCGCCATCGCAAATCACATTAAAATTTGAATTCAATGTATCAAACGGAGGAACATATGTTGTGATTTCAAACTCTATAAGTTTGAATTTACTCGTATTTAGAGCACCAGATGGTTGGTATTCTAATGGATTCGTATTCAAACAAAAATTATAACAATATAGACCCTCTTTTGCATTACCATGAGTTCGTGTATATTTTTCTATATAATCAAAAACCCCATGAGTTAGTGAATTTTCTCTATATTCACCGTTCAGTAATATACCCATAGATACTAATATGTTTTTCTGGTTGTCTACTGCATAATCATTAGTATAAAACAAACCAGTATTCTGTTGTCCTTTTTGAGGTTGTTGATCAAATCGTGGTCCATAATCTATGTAATTTTCATGTTCTATTGTTTTTGCGAATGGGTCGTCCGACGGTAGTATTTCCGGGGCGTTATCAATATTCACTGGGGGGGTGCGATAAGGCCAGTTTGTATAATTGGACCATTCATTTCTCGTATTCACATCGTTCCTTTGTAAATAGAACATCCAACTAGATACCATACCATTTGATTGTAGTTTGACCCGTTTCGAACCAGTTACATTCTCGAAGTCATAACGAAAAACATCCTTTATTAAATATACCTGATCTTTAACTGCAAATAATTGTGCCTCGTCTTTTGATAAGAAGCAGTATGTGCTCATTAAATGTATGTCCGCATTCCATATATTGGTTTTATTTAAATAATTTTCTGAGTCTAAATAAACCGATGGAGGAGTTTGTAAGAATCTATACATCTGATGTTCTTCTCGATTGAAATCAGGTTGGATATAAGGAAATGAATTTGGTGCATCATATACATCACGAATTTGCAATAATTCTTGTATAGGACGTATCGTTACTGATATTTCTAATTCAGCATATTGTAGTGAAACCAACGGGAATGCACATCTACTATCCAATGTAAACCATGAATTTATCGGTATATATATAGTTCTTCCGCGAATAGATGGTTCTGCCCCAGCTACATTATTTGTAAAGAATGCAGATGGATATGAATTCGACCTACCATGGGACATAGCAGGTTCATTTAATTCCTGCACATTTCCAGACATTTGATTAAATAAACTCTTTTTTTCGGCTGTGAAATCGCGCTCTACCATAGCAGCAATATATTCACCGCTATATTTCTGTAGAGTTACTGAACCGCATGTTATAACAACATCTCGAATCATATGTGTGCCTATATCATTAATCCATTTGAACTCATATGGTGCCCATTTATTACCAGTATCTTTAGTTGGATTGTAGATCGGACTCCAAATATCAGGTAATGTAAGCACCAAGTATGTATCCATTAGAAGTTCGGCATATCGCTTGATTTTAAACTTGAATGTAGATTCACTAGCTGTCCGGAGATCCCGAGAACCTTCATAATCAAGCCTAAATTTTTGTAATCCGAAATTTGTATATTTGGAATACGTCACATTGAAAAAGGTCTTTGTAGGAGAACCCGTAAGTATTACATTATTAGCGCCTTGTGATATAATATTTAGTAATCCGCCTGCCATTCCTATATCTATAGTATATCAGAACAATTTAAATGGATTTTAAATATGTAAATATATTAAAATGGAGTATTATAGATTTATACTAGTGATTGTAATATTAATGATTTTGTATCAAATAATTCATAAATTACTACAAAGAAAGGGTAATACTATTGAAGCATTATCATCCGAATTTACAGATGATATGAATGCAATGCGTATTTTACACGGGAACGATATAAAATTGCCGTCTTATAAAGTGTTGGATATAAGAAAAATGCCAAACAATATATCGTCATCGAGAACCAGAAACTATAATAGTAATTTAGCCAAGCTATCACGATTTAACAAGATCACAACCAGACCGAATAGAAGAAAAATGAAATTTAATAAACCCGTTCGTCCGAAAACTGATATCAAAGATGATGATAAATCTCGTAATCACCTATTAAAGGACTTATTTTTTAAGGCATCATATAACTCAGCTTTTACAGGTAAGAATATGAATATTGATATGGTTGAACTTGTTATAAGTAGAGGTTGTCGCTATATCGATTTTGAAGTGCAAAAAAAAGATGGATATTTGTATGTCTCGTCAATACGACTCGTCGATATTCTTAGTATTATTAATAAATCACTAATAGGTACAGACCCTCTATTTATTAATTTGAGACTAGATTCAAATATTAAATCTAAATCAGATTTTAAAGGACAAATACCAGAAAACTTACGAAAACTATTATATCGAGGACGAAAGATAGACAATACTACACGAATCAGTGAAATTCAAGGAAAATGTGTTATAATTACCAACATAAATATACCTAATATTTCTAATATTGTATCTAATTGTGATAATTCAATATGTAGTTACGATTATTCGGAAATAATTCAATTCGCTGGAACTCAATCGTCAAAAAATTTAACTGTAGTCAATCCAGATAACACGCGAATTCTAAGTTGGTTTTTAGGTGGTATTTTTAATCGTGTTTTTAATACTAATGACGCAAATATCGAAAAGTTAATGAACACATACAAAACGAATATAATCCCGTTCCAATTTTATAAAACTCCAAAAACGTCGGAATTTATTTTTTACGAAACTATATTCAACGATGGTAATTGCACTATTTTACCCATTAAGACCTTAAATTCAAAGTATCTCGCGAAGTTAAAAAACGAATCGGATATAATATAACAATATAAGATATATGAGTAAATACAATACAGATTTGTGTGATAATAAAATGACGTTTGCTGATTGTGAACTGGCTATTTTGCGCCGTGCAGTAGATGACAGCGACGAAAGAAAGGGAAAACGTTTAGCAAATTCAAAAGAGATAACTCCAATGATAACGATAGTTGAGGATTTTTTAAGAAAAAAACGTTTGATATGTTATGGCGGTACTGCAATAAACAATATATTACCTAAACAAGCGCAGTTTTATAATCGCGATTTAGAAATCCCAGATTATGATTTTTATTCATCTAATGCTATGGACGATGCAAAGGAATTAGCTGACATATTTCACACAAAAGGGTTTCATGAAATTGAAGCAAAGGCGGGGGTCCATTTTGGAACATACAAGGTATTTGTAAATTTAATACCAATCGCAGATATAACATTTTTACATCCGATTATTTTCAAATCGATGAGTAAAGAAGCGATTAAAATAAACGGAATTTTATATTCACCTCCTAATTTTCTACGTATGAATATGTATCTCGAATTATCACGCCCTGAAGGTGATGTGTCGCGATGGGAAAAGATTTTCAAACGATTAACATTATTAAATAAACATTATCCGTTTGCGATTTCTGCGGATTGCGGTAAAATAGAATTTCAACGAAAAATGGTTAAATCGGTAGATAAATCATCTGAATTATATTACACAATACGTGATGCGTTTATCGACGATGAAGCTATTTTCTTCGGTGGTTATGCTGCTCGGTTATATTCTAGTTATATGAAAAAAGAAAATAAGGCAATTATAAAAAAAATCCCAGATTTTGACGTTTTATCCGAAAACCCAGATAGATGCGCTAATATACTAATAGAGCGACTAAAATCAAAGGGGTTTAATGATGTAGGAAAACGACACTATGCACCAATTGGAGAAATTTTACCAGAACGTATAGAAATACTTGTTGGTAAGGAGACAATGGCTTTTATTCATAAACCAATAGCATGTCATAGTTATAATATAATTACTACAAATGAACGCGAAATACGTGTTGCGACTATAGACACTATGTTGAGTTTCTATTTTGCATTCTATTACTCAGATGAACCATATCATTCTAAAGATCGTATTTTATGTATGAGTAAATTTATTTTTGATGTAGAGCGCCAAAACCGATTGGAACAAAAGGGTATTTTAAAACGTTTTACTATTAATTGCTATGGAACCCAAGATACGTTAGAATCTATTCGTGCCGAAAAGATTGAGAAATTTAAAGAGTTAAAAGATAAACATGGAACGCGGGAATATGACCTATGGTTTCTCAAATATACGTTTTCGGAAGATAAAATCGAACCGAAAACAAAACGAAAGAATAAAACTGTAAAGAAACGCTCAAAACAATCGAGTGACTTTTTCTAAAGGTCTATTATATGTCAGTTAAATATTGCATTGTATTTTGAATTCCGTAAAACACACTTCCAAATACTGCGCTTTTGAGTGCAATTCCATAAAAATTTACATTACCATCAGTATTATATAATGACAAGAATGAGAAATTTCGATAAAACATTGTATTCATCATTGGCATTTGAAATATAAAAAATATAAGTGCTACCAATACAGGTGTCTGTAAATCTGAAAAAATCATATCCAACATACTTGTTTTATCTTTTCGGTTTTCGTGCCTCTTAATGTTATCATGTGTTACCTCTTCATAATCCCTTACATAATCCCTTGTTAATTTTGCATGTGGAATATAATTAGGTTGAATTTCCTCATCCTGTTGGTATATGGTTTGATCCATAGGTATATCACGGGAAGGTAATCGCATTTGTGGATTTTCTTCTTGGAAGCGAACTTTAGACTCAGGTAATGGCATAACATTGGGTTGTATTGAATTTCCGTATGGATTTGGATGGATGTTCATAGGCGCATAGGTAGGAACCTGTCCAGATTGTTCGGGTTGGACGCGCATTGTGATATTCTCAGGAAGGTCGTCGATACGTGTTGTGCTATCCATTGATTTTATATCTTATATTTAAAATCAAATTTTTACGAAGGTGTAATTTAACCCCTAAAATAATCCATTTTTAGCAAATTCGGATGGTGGGGACGATACGCCGATTAATCGTTTTGCTGGATTACATTTAGCGGATTCAGTTGTATATTTATAGCATTTCCCGTCTGATTTAAATATTTTATCGTCAATATCACTAATAACTGGACCGTTAAATGTTATACATTTATTTCCAGTACATACTTGCCTAAATAATGTAGCTACTCCTAGACCAAGAAGAACTGAAATAAAGAAACGTCCCATTTCGGTGTTTAATAAGCGCTTAAACATAATGATTATATATGATAGGTATACAATTTATTAAGCTTGTATAGGAACCCTTGTAATGTCCTTCTCATCTGCGGGACATTCTACTGCTGTCTCGATTAAAGAAAAGCAGCTATTAGTCTTGTCTTTATATTGAAGTATACCCGAGTTTTCGTGAGTAGGGTAAACGATGATATTTCGTTTGGCTGGAGTCGTAATGTATACCGCAAATATACCAAATGCTAAACTAACTATAAACGCATATAGATTGATGTATTTTAATATTTGCATTTTATATATTTCAGTTTTATTTTATTTTGTTTTTTTTCTTTTTCTTGGGAACCGGTTTGGGTTCGTTATCAAATTCCTTACACAGTTTATCGTCATCTAGTTTCTGTTGAATTAAACTACGTGACTGTTCTTCACCTAGCACGCGATATACGAAATTATTAGGTTCGTTCCCTTTTTCAATTACGAATTTATTAGTTTTCTTTGCTTCCATCTTCTTACGCATTCGTTCCTTCGTTTCTTCTTGTTTACTCATACGATTCATTGCGTTTGTGTCCATGTGCATACCCTTGCCAGCGAACTGCTTAAACAACTCGCTTAATTTTTCAGCACCTCCACCCATTTCTTTGATTTTTGACATTATATCACCAGCTTCTTTCATAATCTCATCCTTAGAAATCTCTCCACTATCCATCTTTTGATTCAATCTATCACCGACCTTCTTTACCAAACCCATCATTTTTTTTGGATTTTTCATGAGATTTTTTAATACATCTTGAGTAGTGCCGTCATTTGTATCTCCTACCATGTCATTGAAATCGCCCGATATTTCTTCGGCAAGTTCCTTTGCTAGTTTACCAATTTTTCCGTCAAAAATACCATTCAAGTGCTGATTCACTTCTTCTAAATTAGGAAGTCCGTCTTCAGCGTCAAATGTAAATTCGTTTTTATCTTCACCGTCCATTTTCTTGAAGAAATCTCCCAGACCTGACATGGTTTCCTTTAATTTATCCTGTAATGTAGTATCATCGATCCCGTCAAAGATATTAGCCGCGTCGCCAAATTTGGATTTGTCATCAATAGATCCAATAACATTAAATAAGATTAGCTGTAAATATTTCCATATTGTCTTTTTGGTATTCTCGCTTACACCCTCACAATTATATAGAACCTTGAAATTCACATCCGGTAAAAATGTTACATTGGTTTCATTATTTAAATCGAAAATCTCTGCATTCTGATAAATAATATCAAAGAAACGCTCGGGTAATACAGTAATACAATATTGAAATAATGTTTTATATTCATCTTCATCGGCGGTTGTCCACTTTGTCCAAAAATGAGAAAATTCTGGGAATGTATTACTCAAATCTACCGTAAAATCATGGATGATAGATTTAAAGTTATCTAAATTTTCCATATGTATGTGTATTATTTATGAAACCTATTTATATAATATTTTTATTATATTCTATTTGCAATAAATCAATATTTACATCACTATCGACTTAAGATAAATAATAATTTATAATTGCAATAATAATTTAATTTCTGGTAGATTTTTACAACCAAACTCATATCCTTTATTAAATAGTTCGTCCGCTAGTTTTACATCAGTAATGATTTTATAATTATCAGTTATATAATTGATTTCACCTGAGATACTATAATGCGTTCTTGTAAATCCGTCAATTGAACTCGGTAAGTGTTTATTTTTTTTGTGAAACAATGAAAAATTAACTACACTGTTTGTAGGGTTGTAATTATTAAAACTAAATGTAAATCCTCCGTCTAAATATCTTACTAATTGTTTTGATTCAGTATCGCGGGTTAAGAAATATAGAAAAGGACTTAGAATAAACGGAACGAAACTAGATGCTACAACCGCATCAGCTAAACTATACGCATTTGGAAATTTATTTAATATTTTTAATTTCCAAGTAGTCAGATCAGTGGTGAAAGCTTTATATCTCGTTTCCCAATCTATGGGTTTCATTCCTAACATATCGCATATATTGTAAAAATTATAAATACCATTCCACGCGGTTTGTGACCGCCATAAACAATTATAATAAGACGACTCTATACTCAGATTCCGTAAATGGTAATAATACCAATATTGCATATCACCGACTCCATGTAGTGTTGCTGTCATGGCTGCTGCTGTCGTGGAACCACCTGAAATTCCGGATAATAATAATTTACTCAGTAAAATTCGATGATCTATTTTACTGCATATTGCATGTGCAATACCCATTTGATACACAATGAGATATAATGATGGACCCCATATTAGTTCTATAGGGTGTTCTATTAATTTCGGAATTTCTCTGTAATTATAAGTAGGTTTTTCATAAGTTATTGTCCTGTCCATGTATATACGTTCTGTATGATTCCAACGATTATATATTTGCAATACTATAATCGGAGATATGAATAATGCAACTGACGTATAGACTGTCATATATACATATAATATGCTTTATTATCTTTATATGCGATTTTAATGTTTTTTTGTGAAATTAAATGTATTTACCAATGATTTATGTAGAAATAAATGGAACTTACCAATAAAAATACGGTCAATAAACGATATATCATTTGTTCAGTAATATAATTATACATTACTAGATGAGAACCTAACCATATACCAAATAAACTACCGGTAATGACTATGATCGTTGGTATCCATTGTATATGTTCTCGATAAGCGATAACTCCAGTGATAGATTGCGGTAAAAGTTGCATAACCATTATAACTGCTATAACAGATTTAATTTCTAAACCAGTAAGCGATAACAAAGGCACAGTTACAAGTCCCGCACCCATACCAATGGTTCCCATTGACAATCCTGCCAATAGACCTATAATTGTGTATATGATGTATACGAACATATGATATAATAGTATATAATAAAAATAATAGACCCTCGTATAATATCTAATATATAGTATAATATGATTTGTAATATACCAAAATTACAGACAGACTTTAAATCTATTCTTTGCTTAAGGACAGAATTACAAACAAAACGCGATGCATTAAACGACAGTATAGAGAACATAAAAACGCAATATAATGGCTTAGTAAAACACAATTCAAAAAAGATTTACTTGTATTGTTTAGATTCGATGTATTTCCAGTATAAGATATTGCGAATTGAATTGGAAAAGTTCCAAAAAATGATTGCTTTAATATTTAATCGCATGTATGGTGATTACTATAAACTCTATAACATAATACAATCACAGTGTAAAGATTACAACATAAATATCGCAATATCATCGGATTATATTACTGCATATAAAGATTTAGACCCATTTACCGAATTTACTGTTGAAAACTTGATAGTTATCCACCAATATATAATTGAAATTTTAGAAAAATTACAGAGTTTATCTGTATCAAAACAAGAGGAAATTAAGAATCATACTCTAACGATGCGCGTTGGGTTCTCGGTTACAAGTTTTATTTCTACTTTGTCATACGAGAACAATATATTATGCGAACAAATTACATTATACTACGACTATTTATCCTTTTATCATTTATCACAACAGACGTATATAGAAAAGGTATTAACTAAGATAATGAATTTTATGCACGAGATTGAGGATGAAATTTTAACAAACCATAAAACTGATGAAAATCATACAAAAAAAACTGAAGATATAGTCTCAGTTACTTATGAACTAGAACCAACAAAATTATTGATAACGATTGATAAACAAGAATGCACAATAGAAACAATTCACGAAGATATTCCATTTTTAGATGTAAAGAAAAATGAAACAAATAGTATTGAAAAAATATGCAATGGAAAATAAAATTTCTACCTAGTGTATAAGATATGGACAAATTTAAATCATCTGATACACAATCAGAAATTTCTGAAAGTAAATTAGGTATGAATTCATTTAAGAAGGATAAACCTATAAAATGGTCTCCTGAAAATGAAATTATGATTGTAGAATGGTGTGATGTAGCCCAGTGCTATAAATGGTTAAATACAAGGGCTCATGCAAAACTAAGCTTCGCACATGCTTGGTTTACAATACCTGCTATTACTCTTTCCACTATAACTGGAACCGCGTCGTTTGCACAGTCTAGTCTACCCTTGAATTTGCAATTATATGCACCAGCTGTTATAGGTAGTATAAACATTTTCATAGGTATATTATCTACAATACAACAATATTTGAAAATATCTGAGTTAAATGAAGCACATCGTATTTCTGCCATTTCTTGGGATAAATTCGCTAGAAATATACGCATTGAACTAGCAAAAGACCCTGACGAAAGAACAGACGCTAGACAATTTCTGAAAATATGTAGAATGGAATTTGATCGTCTCATGGAAACTAGTCCAGCAATACCACAAAAAGTAGTGGATGAGTTTAATACAACATTTAAAGGACGACCAGGTTCTGTTAAACGAAAACGATTCGAGGACCTATATAAACCTGATATCTGTGATACTTTAATATCTGCCAATGAAAGTAGGCATCATTGGTACAGGAATATTGAAAATATAGAGTATAAAATACACGATGATTTAGACAATGAATTTTTAGATTCCGATAATAAACCATTAAAAGAATTAAATGGTATACTTGAATTGGTGCAGAAAGCAAACAAAAAAGAAGATGCTGAATTTAATATGAAACAACGACAAAGTACCGATATAATAGAGCACGAAGCTACATTAAAAATAGAACATGAAAGAATAAGAAAATATGTCAAATCTTTTACCGATACAGTCGGACGAAAACCTCACATAGATGAGGTTCATGATAACATGAAAGATACCGTTAGTAAGGATGCTATAGAATCACTTCGTGACATTTTGTAATCGTGGAAAAAATATAATAATTAAAACAAACATAATAATCCACATACAAGTCATATATGATATTGTTCTAAATTGTATATCCTTGCAAGATGACTTTGATTTTTTATAAAAAAATTGATATACACCACTTGATAAAAATAATACGAATGCTAAAACTATTAAAATAAATATAATTAACACTTGTATTTTTTGTGTGTATTGTAATGGTATTTCATTATTATTATTATCGTATATTAACGATACAATAGGATGTGATATGTATTTTAATATTTCAATCATTTTTTTTATAATTTCATTTTCAACCGGTTTCTCTTCTGATTCCTTGGATAATATAGATTGCAATAATCCGTATATAACAGGTCCGTTATTATTTGTAGTCATCGTATACTACTTAAATATATATTTTACTTATATAAAGCGTATATTTTATATAACGATATACAGTATATATAGTCTACATAATGAGTTACGAAGACACGCACAAAAGCGAAACTGAAAGTGAAAGTGAAAGCGAAATGGATATGGATTGTGTCTCAGTTGTTGATTCGAATTCGAGTCAAAAACGATTATCGACAGTGGATGTAAAATCGTTGGATCCAGACTACTACGTTACTACTACTCGTGTTAATAGAAAGGTAAAGAAAATTGGTATGTATTCTACATTTTGGAACCCCGGGCGTTTGATTAGAGACCCAGTTTTCGGTAATCGCAGCAAAGATCGAGTGGGCACTATAGCTGAACGTAATTACTTTAGAGTTCGTATGACCACAGTTGGTGACGGGATTAATCCAGTTACATTGTATTATGACTGTCCCGAGGCGTATGAGAAACATATGCGAACAAAGGTTTCATATGAAGTAAAGAGTAAATGGAGAAATAGAAACACTATTTAGTGATAATCTATATCTATGGATATTATATAAATGTCGAATGGTCAGCCGATTTTACGTGGATTAAATAATGGTATATTGACAGGGGTGCGGGTTATGCCTGCAAAGGATGGGGTATCTGATGGTAATAATATGTTTGCTATGAATCGTATGAATTATATGAGAGTTATGCCATTAAGTTTAGAAACAAATAATATTCAACAGCAGAAAAAATGGTATGGTAATAAAGACGCGTCACAGGTTACAGCGAATGCTAGAGTAAGTCAAGTTGGTATAGGAACGAATGGTTCTCCATTGTCATTCGTGTCAGGCGACGAGACCAATTCTCAGCGCCAGGCACTCAATCGTGTTCGTGGTGGTGGTAGGTCAGTCAAACCTATGAAAAATACTCTTAGCACTAAGATATTATAAAAATTTTTATTTGTTCTAGCAAATAAAAATTATAACATTCATTTTTGTTATAGATAGGCACACCTTATTGTTTATTATATAATCTTATATAAAATGGCAGATATGTTTACATTTAATGGTGTTCCTCTTATTCGATATGGTTTAACTGGGATTTTATTAGTATTTTTGACGGGTATGACCTTTGTTGATACAAAGGGACAAGTTGACACATCTATAGGTGCTGTAGCTACAGCATCGTTACCTACATTCATAGGTGAAAGATTTACTCCTTCGGCTCCTTCATTCGTTGATAGTATTACACAACCCTCGGAAGAACCATCTTTAATGGAAAGGGTATCAAATATTGAATCGCCATTACCAGATTTTACAAAACCAGTGTTTGGTGGTAACAAAAAGAAAAAGAAAACACGTAAATCTAGATAAGTTTGATCTTAGATGATTCCAATTTAGGATTGTTCTTCATGATTTGTTCGCGGTTGTAACATATATAGTCAAAAGTACAAATATGCCCTCCGATATCAATAGGTTTGGGAGTTATACACAAAGAACAGAATATACGAGGTATATTATCAGCGCCTTTACATCTACAAGACAATCCGAACAACCCAATCTTAATTTTACATTCACTGCATTTTACAATTCGTCCCATTATTTTATACCTATATTATATTATATTTTTTTTATTTTCAATTTTTCATGACAATCATTTGTTGTCATCAAAAACAAATGTAACGTTGCTAATTATATTGTAAAACGAGTGTTTACTATTGGAAATGAGTAGGCTATTTGAGTAAACTTATCTTATTCGAACATCTATCAAATAATAAATTTATTTCGTTCACATTAGAACCTATTGCGCTATCATTCGGTATAAATGTTAAATTTCCAATATCCCAGACCAAGATTGCAGGAATTCCACTTACCATTTTTTTTGACTTTAAAAATGCATATAATTCAAAGCAATCATCAACGTCAATGTCATAACAAATTACTTTTTCTTTATAAACATTCATAATAGTATGCATTAGTTCATGTACCCGCTTCGCAATTAGTTTGCATGGTCCACACCAAGTCGCACCAAACTTCACAATTACAATGCCTGTATTATTCTTTAATATATCACCGAATGATGTAAGACTTTTTATTTCAGTGATTATTTCCATATATTCTATTGTATTTCAAGACGAATGCTTTTTATATATTTTTAGAAAAATATATTAAAACAATATCCTATATTAATTTCATATGACATCTCATAATCTAAATATACATATGTATTCGTTGGAAGAAATACTTGGATTATTTGATCTTGACTATGATATAGATACAGAAGGCATAAAAAAAGCCAAACGGAAAGTTCTCATGTTACATCCAGATAAATCGAGATTATCAGCGGATTATTTCTTATTTTATAAAAAAGCATTTGATATTGTGATCGGTTATTATAATGAGCAAACAAGACACACGCGAAAACCCAATACTGACACTATATATTCACATATAAACGAAACTGACAAAAATGTGAAAAAAACCATAAGTGGTATAAAAAATGAAGATTTTCACAAGAAATTTAATGAGTTATTTGAACAAAATGTGTCGGTAAAACCAGACCCAAGTAAAAATGAGTGGTTTAAGAATAACGAACCAATATATAATAATCTGGAAAATATATCAGTTAGCAATATGAATAATGCATTTGACACTATTAAATCGTCGAATTCCGTTGTTTTGCGAAATACTGGTATAAAAACACTTGGCGGTGGTGGAACAAATTTATATGATGATGAAACCGATGATGGATATGTAACATGTGACCCGTTCAGTAAATTAAAATTTGATGACTTACGGAAGGTTCATAAAGACCAAACAGTTATGTCCGTGAGTGAACGCGATTTTGATTCAGTTCAGAAATATAATTCTATGGATCATCTCATGCAAGAACGTGGGCGGGCTACCCTAACCCCGTTCGACAATAGTGAATCCGAACATATATTGGAAACGCGACAAAAAGAACACGAACGCGTTATTATGCGAAAACAACATGAGGCTACATTGAAATCTATAGAGAATGAAAAGAAAGGAAAGACATTACTCGGTAACTTCCTTCGTCTCGGAAATTGATTTTTTCAATAGAGCTACATCCTGTTGCAGTTGTTTTACTATACGACGCAAATCTACAATATCAGGTGGTTGTAAATCCAAGTCTCTTTGATTCATATGTTGATGTAATAGTTCCTCCATATTTTCAATTGCAGTATCATGTATAGTTTCGTTAATTTTAGTCTCTATATGTGGTTCAGGTTTAAGTGATTTTATCATATATTGGATCGTATCTTTATTCAATTGATGTAGGACGTAAGTGTTACCCTTATTATTTTGGTAGAAACTTCCGATAATTTGTTTAAACCATTCTTGTTGTTTGTATGCTGGAATTTGGTCATGTAACAACTGAATTTGTTGTATTGTGTTCCATAGCAATGTTTGGTTTTCTAAACTTATATACAATGACATTGATGTATATTGTGATTTTACCTTTAGATAATTATATTTTGAAATATAATTATACATCTTTGAACACTCATTATTTTTATTTCGGTTTGTTGTATCCATATTCAATTGTTTCTCTGCTTACTTCATTATCATTAGCCGTTTTAGTCAGTGAGGTTTCAGTTGGTTTGATAGCAAATTTACTTTTCGCGTTATCTTGTTTTGGCTTGATTAAAGCAAGTGCTTCATCTACAGTATTCATAGAATACAATATATAATCACTAATGAACGGAAATGCTGGTTTTGCTATTATTAGGTCATATATCAAGTTTTTTTGATTATTATCTAGTTTGGATTTACGAACCACCAGATGGAGTTTTGTATTTCCCACTGTCCCGCCTTTGATTTTTCCACGTTTAATTGTTGTGTTTTTCAATTTGCGTTTTTTTACAGTTTTCATAATCTATAATATTATGATATAATTTTATGATGTGAAATATTCATGACGTAATTCTTCGACATATTTGTCGGAAATACGATGTTTTTTAAAAAATGATATCTTTTGTTTTGTATTCTTAAATACCTTGTTCTCATATTGGTTAGTAAGCATGGTAATTATAAAAAATAATGAATACATACCACATTCTGTATTATTGTATTGATGCTCAAACCCACCATTGGTATGCAATTTAAATCGCATATTGAGTAATTTTGCTTGTTGCTTAATCCGTTCTACTAATATTGTAACTTCTTTCGGAATTGGGTTTGCTGCACTGTCAAAATAAAACATATACTTGCCTTTAACATCTATATATAGCGAAACCCAGTGCGAGCCCGATTTTGTATGATCGTCTAAATTAAATATAATACCTATTTTCGTATGTCCATTTTTTATACATTCTTGCAAAGAGAAATTGCATAATGAATTTTCAACGCATTCGTTTGCGTATAGTTTATGATCAAAATCTATATAAGATGGTCCCATGAATATAAACTCTTTATATGCATCTTCATATTGTGATATAACCTGAAGTATATCTGCATCGGATAACCATTCGTTTATATTTAGTTTCCATTCAGATGGTTGTTTTGGGACAAATGAAATATTTTCTATCTCCCGACGTTTATTATCATCTGTTATCTTGGATATTATGCATTTATCATCATTTGTGCATTCGTCTATAACATCTCGTATAGACTGATTTCCTTCAAAAATTGTATTCGATAATAATGATTTTTTAAGACAACTGTTTTTATTTATTGTATTACCTTTCACAGCTGGACTACATTTTGATGTTTTTTTTCTAGTGCCGCCTGACTTTTTATATTTTTTTCGTTTATTTCGTGTTGTCATTATACTATATTCACATTTTTTTTTTAGTTGCCCCTTTTCCCCAAAATGATTTCATATTATCACAATGTTCAAATATTGTGTCTTCTATTTCAGTTTCGTATTTTGGTTCTTCTTCCAATTCTTTCATTTCAATAAATCGGATACAGGATTTCAAATAATGCGAAAACACTTCGTCTAATTCTGTTGATTTTTGTGTGTTTTGATTATCACAATATTCGCGTGTTATTTTCATGACTTGGTCTCTGTATTTTTCTACTTTATCTAGATATTGTTGAATTTCATCATATTTATTTGGATCTTTAATAGATAAATATCTATTATACTGTGACTTATTCATCAATAATTCGAGTGTTATTTTATCAACTTCGTCCATTTGTATAGTGTATACACAATATATATACTATATTTACACAATATATATACTATATTTACTGTTTATTACTTGTAATTTTCGGCATCTGTCTTTTACAATTTCGCTACTTTTTTTTTTGTTTTTTTTTTGTTTTCCCGTTGCCTATTTCACTTCTGATTTTGCTACTTCCGTTCGAACCTTTTGTAGTTTCTTTGTTTTATTCGCAGTTTCCCTAGCTTCTTTCACTTCTAATTTTGCTACTTCTTTTTGTAGTTTCTTTGTTTTGTTCGCGGTTTCCCTTGCTTCTTTCACTTCTAATTTCGCTGTTTCCTTTTGTAGTTTCTTTGTTTTGTTCGCGGTTTCCCTAGCTTCTTTCACTTCTAATTTTGCTGCTTCCTTTTGTAGTTTCTTTGTTTTATTTGCGGTTTCCCTAGCTTCTTTCTTTTCTAATTGCGCTACTTCTTGACGTAGTTTCTTTGTTTTATTCGCGGTTTCCCTTGCTTCTTTCTTTTCTAATTGCGCAACTTCTTGACGTGCAGTTTCTAGTTTTAATTCGTCTTTCATAATAACTTTATATTTATCAACTAAACCAGTCAAAACACCATGTTTAATTTCATCTATATAATCATCCTGTTCTCGTAATTGTTTACGGAGAGCCTTTTCACTTTTATTAATCTCACTCTTCTCCATCTTTTCGTCCTTCAATTGTCGTTTCAGATCATCTCTTAGAGAACCTACAACTTTATTTCTCTGTTTTTGTATCGTTTTTCTGGTTTTATTTACAAGTTGTTTTTGTTCTTCAAATGTTTTTGTATTCGCTTTTTTCGCAGTTCTCGCCTTCTTCTGATTATCCTTTATCACCATCTTTATTACGTTACGTTCTATGTCCCGTAAATCTGTTTTTAACATCATTTTTAATTCTTTTATTTTATTTTTGAATCCATTCTCACTGATTTGCATCATATTCTCCATATCATCTATTTTTTTAGACTGTGTTTGTTCAGCGCGAATGAATACTTCTAAGTAAGGATGTTCCTTTAATAATTCAGATTCTGTCCGTATAGTCTTACCGCATTTTGTTTTCAAAGTGTAATACATGCCTTTCTTGAATTTTTCATATTCTTCGGGACTTATTTTTATGTTTTCGATAATTTTGCTTATGTTCTCATTCTTTAATATTTTCTGGGTTTTTATCGATTCACGTGCTTGTTTGATTTGATTTCTTATACGCTTTACTTCTTCTCTTGCTTCTTCAGTAATCTTACGCATATTTTTGTTCGCTATCTTATTACAAACTGATTTGAATTCTGACGATTCACATTCCTTTCGGAGAACCTTAAACTTATTCACATCTAAATCGTTTAATTCACCCATTAATTCTATGTTATTTTCTTCTATTTTATTCTTAATTTTTAATATATCAGAATTTATAAATTCGCGGACTATACGTTTATCAAATGTTTTTACATCTTCCATCTTAACCAATGGCACGCGTACGTGATGCAATATTGGTTGCGCAAACTGACGAACATCCTTTTCGCGATTTAAGTAACTAACATACCCTGCTATATCATCCAAATATTGTTTTCTACCCAATTGAGAGAACATACTAGTAGATTCAACTAAGTATTTACCAGAAAACTCCTCAAAATCCACTGGCATTTGTTCTCCCATAGGTTTGCATAAATTCAATAATTGTATAATTTCCATAGGATTTGAAGTAATTGGTGTTGCGGTCATTAATAAGAGACGAACAGAGTCACGACCAGATACAAGATAAGAGTTCAATAATGACCTTTGTAATTCCTTCATATCTGGTTGTTCTAAGGACGACAAATCGTTACTCCCGTACAATTTATGAGCTTCATCTATTATGATTAAGGTCTTGCGCAATGGGTCAGCTGGTCCGTTTATCTTCACAAGAGTATCATATAAACGATTTTGCTTACTTACAAGGTTACTAAATTGCTTATATGACATTGGACGAATACGCCATGATTTAGATAATAGTTTCATCCGTTCTCGCTGTTCTGATGGTATAGTAATATTACTTTCACGTATCGCTTGATGACATACTTGATCGAACATATTTTTCCATAAATCGCTTTTAAGTGTGGTTCTCGTAACCCATAATATAGTGTATCCTTCTTTCTCGAATTCATTGGATGCAGTGGCGATTGCCGAACACGTTTTACCAGAACCAGTGGAATGCCATAACAACATTCCTTTTATTGGGTTCGATGGAATGAAATAATGTTTTAGAAAATTTTGAGTTGGTGTAAATACTATTTTGGATGTAGACCCATTTGATGTAGATTGTTCGGGGTCAATACACAAGTTTTCTATTTTCATTTTATCCCATTTATACCTACCAAAATGCTGACTTATACGTTTTCTTAAATCGGTGTAACTCATACGTTGCTCTGGCATGACCACAATTGGTGACAATTCGGAAACTACAATATTGCGAATACCACCCGAAATCTCCGCATTCGTTTTGTCGTATGTATAACCACCATTTGTAGGAGTGTGAGAGGCGACAGTCGCAGCATTTAAATCATAATCTACAGATCCTATAATTGTTGTGTCTTCAAGTTCTCCCGTAAATGAAAATAAGCGAAGGTCCAAATTAAGAGATTTCATATATAATTGAGATACTGTATCTACATTTCCCATAAATCCTTTTAGTTCATTCGGAATCGATATATCGTATATAAAAACATTAAGAGACCATCCTATATTAGGTTGAAATTTAAGACCTTTTTGTCCGCATGTTCTCGTGCCACGTCCAATAACTTGTTTCTCGTCGGCAACTGTGACTTGAGGTTCCAATATATGAATATACTTTATATCAAATAAATCTATACCTTCTTTAAATCCACTATCTATCACTATAAATCTAGCGTCATTACCGTGTATGTTCTCAGGACGTGCATTGAATTTTGTTAATATATTTTTTTTGATATCACTACTTATCGGTTGGTCGAAGATCGTAACGGAAGATAATAAATAAAAATTGGACCCTTTATTTTTATGTAAGTCATCATCTGATAACATTTGAATTTTACTGAACTTTTTTTTCCCACTTTCAGTAGGTTCTGCTTTATATCCGAGAACCATGCCGTTTGATATCAATACAGATGCAATTATCTTAACACCGTAATTATTGGATTTCACACCTGTATAAATCATATGTTTGAAATGATTTCCATGTTCTCTCATATCACTTTCATCAAGGGATTTTATCTTTTGTAATAAGACATTTAGTTTAGGAGAATTTGTTTCGATATCATCTAAAATAACATTTGGGTCGCCTGGATATTCCACTAAATTGTGTTTTTTTGTTACGACTGACCAATTTGATCGTTTTTTTAGACATTCTGCATCAAATATAACATTTGTCTCAGTAGCCATTGTATCCTTCGTGCGTTGTATTCTTACATCAATAGGAGTATTCATTTCACTGGATGCATAACTTGTCGGAACTGATAATCCAGACAAAGCATACGAAACAGATGAATTTGTTGATGTCGTTGCAGATGGGTTCGTTGATACTGAACTTTCTGACATCGTTTCCCAACTTGCATCATCATCGGAATTCTTATTCATATATATTATTTGGATATTATAATATTATATCATATTATATAAATGACCAGTCTAGGAGGAGGCATACAAGGTATATCTGTTAAACAAACCGCAACCAGTGTTCGTAATAGTGATAATGTTATCGCGCGTAAGATTTTGCGCACTTCATGGAACAATAACAATATAAATGTAGATCGACAAATCGGGGCTTTTCGTGCAGTTAATAATTTAGGCGATGTTTTGAATCGTCAAAATTACTCTTGTGGTGGACCTAATCAAATTAATTCGCGCCCAGGCATTTACGGAAATGGTGGTTCAATCCCACAACAATGCGATGGCACTGGAGTTGTCGCCGCTTCGTGTAACCCGAAGTTTGTTCCTGATTCATCAGATTATATAAAGTTCAAAAAACAGCGCGCATTAAGTAATAATTACAATGATAGTAAATTTGGTGGAGACGAATCGAATGCATCCTATAGTGCAATTATGAGGATACGACGTTAATTACAAATAAAAAATTTCCACAATATATATATATATATATTATGGAAACCAATAAGTATTTAGTAGAGTTTTTAGGGACACTCTTGTTAATTTATGTTGTTTTAGCTACAGGTAATCCTCTTGCAATCGGTGCTGCCACTGCTTTAATAATACTGATTGCTGGACCGGTTTCAGGTGGACATCTCAATCCCGCAATCAGTGTAGCTATGGCATCAGCTGGAAAAATTGAAGTGACTGAACTTTTACCATATATAATCGCCCAGGTTCTAGGAGGGTTGGTCGCGTTGGAACTTTACAAGCGTTATAAAATGTAAAAAATATCCCAGTAAAAATTGATTTGTAAAATTACTATATTACATATCAATAAAAAAAAACACTACAACAAAAAAAGATGAACTGCGATATTTGTACTGAACCGTATACTAAAAGACGAAACGACATTAAATGTCAATATTGCGAATTTACAGCATGCGCAAGCTGTTATAAAATTTATTTATTGTCCATAAACAAACCCAAATGTATGTCAAATGGTTGTAATGGGGAGTGGTCTCGAAAACACTTGCGTGATAATTTCACAAATTCATTTATATCCAAGGGATTGAGAGAACATGAGAAGAAGGTTATTATTGAAACTCAAATGTCCTTAATGCCAGAAACACAATTAGTGGTTGAAAGGATAAATCACCAAAATCGAATTAATAAAAAAATAAAAGAACTCATCCATATTCGTTCAGCAAAACAAAGAGAAATTAAAGAATATAATACGACCACGATGGGCGAATATAATAACAAAAAAGAAGCAATCGCAAATATGAGTAGTTTCCATACCAACTACTATGGAAATCAATTCATAACCCAAATTAAGAATGCAATTGGCGCATATAAACACGATGATACTGTAATTCCAGATGATGGATTACTTAACAGCATGAGTGCTATCTTGGAAAATTATAATAAACTTTCGGAACAGTTACAAGCAAATTCAATCACAATCGAATGTAATAAGAAGGTAGAATGGGACGAACATATAGAGAAAAACACCAATGAATTAAATGAAATAAAATCTAGACTAGTCCGTTTAGAAAACAACCGCGATAGAGCGCATGATACATCACGCAGAGAATTTATTAAAAAATGCGGTGATCCAGAATGTCGAGGATTTCTCAGTACTAAATGGAAATGTGGTCTTTGCGAGAAAAAAACATGCATTGATTGTCATGAAGTCATAAATGATAATATAACCCACGTATGTGATAACAATGTTGTTGAAACAATCAAATTATTAAAAACAGACACGAAGAATTGCCCAAAATGTCAGACTAATATTTTCAAGATTGATGGATGTGATCAAATGTGGTGTACCCAATGTAAAACGGGATTTAGTTGGTCAACTGGAAAAATAGAAATGAAACTTCACAACCCACATTATTATGAATGGCGTCGTCAGAACATGGGTGTTATAGAACGAGAGCCAGGTGATAACCAACAATGTATAACACCCAATGATATATTAGATAATATTATAAGTTCGAATATCGAAGACGAACTTAAGACAGAATTAATCGAAATGTGTAGATATAATATTCACAACAGTGTATATTTTACAAACCCAAATGTTCCAAATTTTGAAACTTATCGCATTCAATATCTTAATAAAGGAATTGATATTGAGGAACTAAAGTCAAATCTCATTCGGGTAAACAAAGCGTATTCGAAAAAACAAGAACTATATACTGTATATAACCTCCTTTCAATTACATTCACTGATATTATGAACCGATTTTGTACGGAGTTAAACAAATCCATTTTAAACGAACTAGATACAATTATTGAATACGTAAACGGATGTTTCGATGAGATTTCATATTCATATGGGTCTAATATTAAAATTACAGTTGATAATCATATGATAATTTACAAACAAAACCGAACTTAGATGTATCATCCGTCGGAAACCGACAATAAGTAAATTACAATACGCTCAATATTACATAATAAAAAAAAAATAATTTTATTATTATATACAATTTAACGGCGTAAAGTATCTAAAACTCATACCCTATATATCATCAAAATTAAATACCTCGTCTACATCTATCTGTTGCTCTTCTTTAACCGACACGATAGTCTCATAACCTATCTCGGTTTTATTTGTAAATACAACATTATTATCATCTCCACCGTCTTTATATTCTGAAAAATCGCCATATTTATCTTGTAAAATATATAACAGGTCACATTGCATTTTTTCGTCAGATTGCCATGGACGTTTCCCTACAAGTACAAATGTTCCGGTCCCAACCATATTATGTGATTTCTGCCGTCCCCTAAACTTACCGCGTATATAACATAAATACTGTCTCTTATCAATTACATCTATTATATGACACATTCCATTTCCTAACATCTTCTCAACCCTTCCAATGAATTCACATTCGTCAGAAGGTTCCGGGTCACGACTTGTGTGCTCTCTATTTACACTCTTTCGCGCGATTGACTTGCCTTTCGATCCTCCTTTAATATTCTTAACCATGATTTTTGTATTTATACATTTATATTTCCATAAAAAAATCAAATCAATTTTCCAGATGAACCTATTAAAAGTCGGTATTTAACTCAAAAATAGTATCATCTTTTTTGCAGTTCGTTAAAGCATATTCTGAATTGGTTCTCTCAAAGAAATTTGTCTTGGTCTCTACACTTATTAGTTCCATGAAGTCAAATGGATTATGTGATCCATAAATCTTATCGTATCCCAATTGCAAACATAGGCGATCAGCTACAAATTCAACATATTGCGTCATTAATTTAGAGTTCATACCAATTAATCTACAAGGTAAAGAATCAGTAATAAATGATTTCTCAATTTCAGTCGCATCGCGAATAATTTCAGTCGCACATTCTTTAGAAATACGGTTGTTAAGTTTATTATACAGAAGAATTGCAAACTCGGTATGAAGTGCCTCATCTCGTGATATAAACTCATTTGACAAAGTGAGTCCAGGCATGAGACCTCGTTTCTTTATCCAGTAAATAGACGCAAAACTACTACTGAAAAAAATACCCTCTACACAAGCAAACGCAACCAGACGTGATGCAAATGATGCATCGTCATCACCGATCCATTTTTCAGCCCATCTCGCTTTTGTTGTTATGCACGGAAAGTTATCAATTGCATTAAATAATTTATTTTTCTCTGCAGTGTCTTTAATATAGGTCTCAATTAAAATAGAATACATCTCTGAATGAATGGACTCCATTGCAGATTGAAACGCATAAAACGATCTAGCCTCGGCTACTTTGACATCATTTAGGAAACGAAGCGATATATTCTCCATTACAAGTCCGTCACTTCCTGCAAAAAATGCCAATGTCATACTTATGAAATGACGTTCGTCGTCTGTGAGTGTTGCCCAGTCATTCAAGTCGCGCGATAAATCTACCTCCTCTGGTCGCCAAAATGAATCCACTTGGCGCTTGTACATTTGATAGATATCATCATATTGAATGGGAAATAAGGTGTAACGTTCAGAAGAGTCGCGTAAAAGAGGTTCGTCGTTGTTATTCATATTAAAGTTCCTAAATATAAGATGGGACTATACTATTTTATATGAGTTATTTCTAAATAGTTTAGTAAAATAAGTTCTTCATAATGTATATATAAAATGAAGATAAGGAACGCTCTTATGCTTAAAGATGCTAAAACAATTTTGCATAATCGATTTATTTTGTATTTCGTGTTATTGTTGGCATTAAGTGATATTTCATTCCTTGTTATGGGAAGCGAATTTGTATTAGTCTCTATATTTATTCTTTCGGGATTCGTTACATCCTTTTTCTCAAAGAATATGATAGTAATCATGTGTATTGCATTGGTTATTACAAATATTTTGAGATATGGAACCAATATTAATACGCAAGAAGGGTTAGATAATAAACCAACTCTCAGCGATGACACTGATACAATGGACGATAAACCAAAGGACGAGAACCCAGTCGATGATAAACCAAAGGACGCGAATATAGTAGAAGAGAACATGGTTCACAAGAGAGCAAAGAAAATGCAAAAGGGGAAAAATGTTATGACACCCAAAAATATAAAAAAATTCAAGGAAAATATGGATAAATTAGAGGCTTATGAACCGCTATTCACATCGATGGATAAATTAATGGAAAATATTAGCGGTTTGATGTATTCACAATGAAAAGATATACTAGTATATTATAGATGAAGGTTGACGTGAAGCTTGTATTTTTACTAGTTTTAGGTATAATTATACTAACATTAATAAATGAAATTGTATATAAAAAAGAATCTAATAAAGAAGGATTAAAATTTATTAAAGATATAGGTTCGAGTATAAAAAAAGGTACAGATAAAGTAAAAGAAACCGTAAAAAAATTAGATCCATTAGAACTCGTGAAGGAACAAATTGATAACCTAAAAGATGAAATTATGAAACCAATTAATAAAATAGGAGAAACAGTGGAAATCCCAATCAATAACATAAAAGATCAACTTCTGAAACCAATTAATGCAATAGAATCCAAAGTGAAATCCCCAATTAATAAACTAAAATCTGCAATAAAAAACCCAATAAAAAAGATTATCAATCTGGTTAATTATATAGTAAAGGGACTAAACGAGGTGATTACTTTCATATGTTTTTGTAAAGAGACATTTAAATGGGTTGGACATACAGTTAAATGCACTTTTGCTTTATTTTGGCCTTTATATTGTCCACTCGTCCGTATTATAGATATGATTATTGAACTCATTGGATTTATAATCGGTTCTATATTTAGGTTATTTGGACTGGGTTTTTTAGTGCGTGTATTTAATAAAGGTGTTGACGGAATAGATAGTATTAGCGAATTATTCTTCGATACAAAACTAACGTCTATTTGGGAAAAACTTTTTAAAAATTGTTATAGATGTAAATTTAAGCCATTTCCTATAGCAAAAAAACGATAATCGAATGGTCAATGTAAATGTATACACTTATTATATAATGGGTAAGAAGTGTATTCCTGGAATAATATGTATTGAGAACATGACCTTATTTATATTAATTCTCATATTCGGGACATTAACGTATATGTTATACCAGTCACAACTCCAACTACGTATACAATCACAAGAACCTGTAAAGTCA